TGGCGCCGAATCTGACCGATGGCCGCACGCCCAAGGCGCGGCCGCCATCGCTCATGGACGGCTTGCATCAAATGCTACGATTAAATCCATGATTGCAGTCAACGCTGTGTGGCAAGTATCAAAAACGTGGACGGCGAAGCCGATCGTGCAGGGCTTCGTTGGGGCGGTGCTCGCGGCCGTGCTCATGTTCGGCGCGGTCAAGGCGTATGGATGGGCGCGCTGGGAAGCCTACGGGAAGAACGAGCAGCGGCTCACGCAAGCCGAGCAGGTGCTCGGAAATGTCGTGCGTTACCTACAAGCGCAGGAAGCCGCCAAAGCGGCAGGAGGCAAGTAGATCTATGCCCATGATGCGACCGAAGAAGGGGCTGGAGTTCGGGATTCCCGACCCGCCCAGACCGGCAGCCGGCGAGCCGGAATACGAGTATCACTTTCAGCCCTATCCCAAGGTGCTCTACCGGAACGAGCCCGACGCTGAGACGGGCATGCCCTACACCACGATTCAGGTCGCCACTGCGACCGAGCGTGAGGCATTGGGCGAGGGCTGGCATGACACGCCGGCTGACTTCCTCACGCCCAAGCCCGTCGCGGCCAAGAAGGCCAAGGTGCTGGTGTAAATGGCGGTCACGGTCGCCCCGTCGTCGATCATTGCCCGCGCGCTGCGCCTGATTGGCGCGCTCGCGTCGGGAGAGACCCCGTCTGGCGCCGAGCAATCTGACGCGCTGGCGGTGCTCAATGAGATGATCGATGGCTGGGCGACCCAGCGCCTCACGATTCCGGCCGTCACGCGCTATCAGTTTGCGGTCTCAGCGAGTGTCGGCAGTTACACGCTCGGGCCGACCGGCGTCTGGACGGTGCCCGTGCGCCCGGAGCGCCTTGACCACGCTTCGCTCGTGCTCAAGTCCAGCACGCCGAACATCGAGATCCCGCTCGCCATCCTCACGGATGACGAGTATGCGCTGCTCGGCATCAAGGGCCTGACGACGACGCTGCCGACGCAGATTTACTACAACGCGAACGTCGCCAACAGCCCGAACGGCCTCGTGGCGCTCTTGTGGCCGTTGCCGACGATTACGACGAACGACATCGCACTCTACGTTGCCGATGCGCTGGCGCAGTTTGCCGACGCGACGACATCGATCACGCTGGCGGCGATGTATGCCGAGGCGCTGACTTATAACCTGGCGGAACGCCTCGCGCCAGAGTTCGGCAACCAGCTCGACCCGGCCGTCAAGGACTTGGCGAGCCGGTCACTGGCCAGCCTCAAGGCGAACAACGTCAAGCCGGTGGAGCTGTCGATGGACCCGGCATTTGTCGGCGTGACGCGCGCGGGCTGCTACAACATTCTGACTGACGGCGGGCGCTGATGCAGTTCCCGGTCTTCGTTGGCCCGTCGTATCGCTCGCAGGCCATCACGGCCGATGCGGAGCGGTGCGTCAATTGGTATCCCGAGTTGATGGAATCACCGGGGGCCAAGACGAAGGCGGCGCTCTATCCGACGCCTGGGCTGAGCCACCACTTGACGATGGCTGATTTCCCGGTGCGCGGGATGTTTCAGCAGGACGACTACATCCCCAACGCCAATCCGCTCATCTGGGTAGTGAGTGGGTCCACGCTCTATTTCTTCAATGCCGCAGGGTCTACTGGAGCCATTGGGCTCGTGACCTCTGCGACGACGCCAGTGGGCTGGGCCTCGAGCGGCGCGACAGGGCTCGAGATGATTGTGCTGTCTGGGGGCACGGTCACGCTCGTGGACCTGACGACGGCGGCTATTGTCGGCACCACGTCGCTCTCGGCTCAAACCTGCGGGTATCTGTCGAATCGCTTCTTGGCGCTCGACCGCACCACCGGCACGCTCAAGATGAGCGACCAGCTCGACGGCTCCACATGGAGCGCGGGCAACTTCATCCAGCGCAGCGCGGCTGGCGACCCGTGGCAGGCCATGTGCGTGGCGCATGGGGAGATTTGGCTGCTCGGCGCCAAAACCGGCGAAGTCTGGTATGACGCGGGCACCAGCCCGCAGCCGTTCCAGATGGTGCCGAACTCGCTGTTCCAGGCGGGTATTGCGGCCATCTACTCGCTCTGCGTCTGCGGACCCAATCTTATGTGGCTCGGCGCGAACGTAGACGGCCAAGCGATTGTCTGGCGGGAGCAGGGCTACACGCCGCAGCGCGTCAGCAACTTCGCCGTGGAGAGGGCGATTCAGAGTTACGCGACCATCAGCGATGCCATCGCCTACGCCTATCAGGAGCAGGGGCATACGTTCTACGTGCTGAGTTTTCCGACCGCTGGAGCGACATGGGTCTGGGACATGACGACGGACGTCTGGCACGAGCGCGGCGATTGGAACCCGAACACGATGAGTTTTGAGTCTACGCGCACGCCGTTCTCAGCGTTTTCGCAAGGCAGGCACTACGTGGGCGATCGCGTGACTGGCGATGTCTACCAGAGTTCTGTGGACTTCACGACAGGAGCGGGCGGATCGCCGATTCGCCGCCTGCGCATCTCTCCGGTCATCTCGGATGAGAACAAGACGATGTTCCACTCGCTGCTCAACGTGGACATCCAGCCGGGACTGGGCACCGCGACGGGGCAGGGGCAGAACCCGACCGCGATGCTGCGCTGGTCGAATGACGGCGGGCAGACCTGGGGCAACACGCATAATCTGGCGGCTGGGCCGATTGGGGCCTACAACCAGCGGCTCATCCAGCGGAGGCTGGGACGGGCGCGCAATCGCGTCTATGAGCTGACCGCGACCGACCCGATTCCGTGGCGCGTCGTCAATGCCTATGTGCAAGTGCAGGAGGGCACCTCGTGAGCGTGAACGACCTCCGCACGGGCGTTACCGACGCGCCGATTCGCAATAATGTCATCGTGAGCCAAGACGGGAGCGATGAGAATCCGGCCTTTGTCGCCAGAATGACGCGCATCTGGATGGGCTGGGTGCGTGCGTTCACGCTGTGGGCCAACACGCAGGGGCAGAGCCAGATTCATCCTTACGACGCGGCAGACTTCGGCAAGACGGGCGGAGGCACGCTGACGGTCGATTCTGGCGACCTGTTCACCTATACCTGGCGCTTGGTCGGAGACACGCTGTTCATCAACATCTACTTGCACGCCATTTCGATCGCGGGCTTTGTCGGCACCATCACCGTGGCGCTGCCGACAGAAGTCTTCGACGGGCCATACATCATCGCTGAAAGCCAGCGGTTCTACGCGCGCATCGTGGACCCGGTGTCTACGCCGAACCCATTGCTCGGCGGCACGGCCGAAGTGGTGGCGACGGATAACAAGATCTTCATCTATGACGCGGCGGCGGCATTCGCCGCGTCCACGAACGCGACGGACATCAACGTCTCGATCTTCTTCAAGGTGGCGCGCCAGTGATGGCCCGTTGGTTGCCCGTCACCGAATGGCCGCGCTTGGTCGGGACTGAACTCGAGACGGTCTATCCGCATCTGCCGCCTGCGGCGAAGGTGTGGGTCGTAGAGCGCGGGAATGAGATTGTCGCCTGCGGGTCGTTCTTCGACGTGCGCCATCACGAGGGCTTGTGGGTGCGCGAAGCTGACCGGCGCTCGCGCGACGTCTGGGCGCTCGTCGCCGAGATGCTGTGCTCAAGCTTGCCGTTCGTCACGGGATCGGTGTCCCCGTCCGTGGCGCGACTGATTGCGAGAATGGGCGGCGAACCGCTGCCGGGGCAGTTCTTCCAGTGTTCGGTCCTGAAAGTGCCCCACGGGCTTCAGGAAAAGGTAGGAGTGTAACCATGCCAGCGGCCATCGCGATCCCTATGCTCATCGGTGCGGCCACATCGGCGACTACGTCGATTGTCGGCGCGAAGATGGCCAGCAATACGGCGAAGAATGCCGCCAAGACGCAGAGCCAAGCGGCCGATCGCGCGATGGCCGTTCAGCAGCAGATGTTCCAGCAGGCCCAGCAGATGGGGCAGCAGCAGAACGCGCAGGCGCAGCAGTCGTTCAATCCCTATCAGCAACTGGGCCAGAGCGCGCTTGGGATGCTCTATCAGCGGCTTGGGATGCAGCCGCCGCAACAGGGACCGCAGCAAGGCGCGTTCGGGTATGGCGGCGGGGCGATGAACTTCGGCCAGCAGATGCCAATGATGATGCCGCAGAACTTCGGGCAGCAGGGGCCGACTATGCCTCCGCAGGCAGGACCGCCGCAGATGCCACAAGGACGCTTTGGTCAGCCGAGCTTCCAGCCGCAAGGCCAGCCGCCGATGCGCCCGCAGCCGCAGCCGTTCATGGGGCCATCGCTGATGCCTGGCCAGCAAGGACCGCGCTGATATGTCCTACGATCCTCGCACCGGCCAGTGGATCAACGACGGCTACGGACAGCCGCCGCCGCAGTCCTATGGCAACCAGTATCAGCCAAACGGCCCAACCGGGAATGGTCCGGTAGACGCCTACGGGCGACCGCTGCCTCCGCAGGGCTATAACTACTCCTTCAGCCCGAGTCCTGGCTACAACGGGCCGCAGTTTCAGAACGCGCAGCCCGGTGTCAACGCGCCGCAGCCTAGCGCAGTCAACACGGGAAACGACGCGCTGTATGCGCCAGGCTATGGGCCGAACGGACCGATTCCTGGATACAACGCTGGCTACGCGCCGAACGGCTCCAAGCTACCAACAAGCGGTGCGCCGACATACGACCCGAAGAACCCAGACCCATACATCAACTACTACTACAAGCAGACGCACGGCGTAGACGCGCCGCCCGACCAGTTGCAATACTGGCGCGGCAAGTTCGCCTCGACGGAAGCGACGGGCACGGGCGCCCCAGCCGACCCGGCTTACTGGACGATGCGGCTGACGAACCCGAACTATGACACCGGGCCGGGGACTGGTGGCGCCAATGGCAT